GCTTCGGCACCACGGTGCGCAAGGGCACTGGCATTGGCGGCATCGACCACTCGGCGGTCGGCACGCTGACGCAGTGGCGCGTGTATGACGTGTACTCGGCCGGTGGCGGGTATCAGATCTTTCTCGGTGGTGTGTCGCTCTTCTCCACGGCGAGCAACACGGTGCAGTTCTCCGCCACGCCGACGCTCGGGCAGTCGCATGGCGGTACGGGCGACGGCGGCTTGAACTACTACCTGAACGGCGACGTCGGCGAGTTCATCCTCTACAACCAAGTGCTCTCGGCGGCGGATCGCCAGTTGGTGTTCAGCTACCTCGTCAACAAGTTCGGCATGGGGCCGGCGTCCGGCAACACGTTGTCGTGTCCGCTCAACCTGAACGATTCGGTCAAAGGCCAACCACAGATCGCCACGCGCGACTGCGATCCCGTCACGACGGACTCCTTCGCGTGGCCGTTCATGTGGACGTGGGCGATGCCGCTCGGCGCGACGACGATCCGGTTCGACATGGAAGCCAGCACGGTGGTGGACAACACGCAATGTACCGCGTCGGGCGCACCGCTGAGCTGCTGTACCGGCTCTGGAACGGGCTCGTGTACGAACCAGTGCTTCAAGGTGGCCATCGGATGCGGCCCGTACTTTGTCACGGTTCCGCTCCGCAACATGACGTGGGGCGCGTACACGCCATCGGTCTGCGCTCCGCTCGTCAACGTCTTCAGCGGGTACACGCTTCTCTCGTTTCCGTCGGTGCCCATCCCCAGCACCGCCACACCGCCCGTCGACTGCAATGTGCTCGTGACGCGCGATGGCACCAACGCGGGTGACACGTCTCCCGGCGTCGGCAAGGTCGCCTCTGGGCGGCTCATGTACTGATGGGTGGAGGAACCATTGTGGGGTCGCCGGGTCGCATGGATCGTTGCGGTGCTGGTGGTTGGCTTCACCGTCACGGCGGCTAACTGGATTCCACCGCTTCGCTCGAACATCCCCTACATTCCGCAACTCCCCGCCACGCCGCCTGGCCCCACCCTCCGCCCGTTCTTTGTTCCGCAAACGCCCACGCCTGGGCCGGTCGGCACGGCCACCAACACAGCCACCGCTACGTGGACGCCCACGCCTGCCAACACGTCCACACGCACCAACACGCCGGTCAACACCGCTACCGCTACCAATACGCCGGCCAACACGGCCACACGCACTAACACACCCGTGAACACCGCTACCGCTACCAATACGCCCGTCAATACAGCCACCAGCACCAACACGCCGCTCTTCACCAACACCGTGACACGTACGTACACGGCCACGGCCACGGCCACGCCGACCAACACGCCGGTGGCCAAGCCGTTCTTCGTTCCGCAGCCCACAGCGACCGCGACTAATACGAACACCCCGCTGCCGGGCAACACGGCTACCGCTACTCGGACAACCACGGCCACCAGCACCAACACCCCTGTCAATACGTCCACGGCAACCAACACCCCGGCCAACACGCCGACAAGCACGGCCACCGCCACCGCCACGGCTACCGCCACCGTGACGCCAACGGGCTGCATGGTGCTGAGCGGTATGGCAATCTGGTACAAGGCGGACGCCATTACCGGCGTCGCCAACGGTGCGAGCCTCGGCACGTGGCCCGACAGTAGCGGCAACGGACGGGACGCCACGACGGTGGGCGGCCTTGGCAATCCGACGTACAAGACCGGAATTGTGAACGGACTGCCTGCCGTGTATCAGAACGGCGCACAGGGGCTGGCGGTGCCCGACCTGCCAGCGACGCCTGCGTCACTTGAGACGTTCATCGTTGTGAAGGCCGACCTTGACCCTCCGGCGGCGTCTCCAGCGTCGGGCTTGTGGCTGTACGGTACGTCGGGGCTCGCGACGCATTACCGGTACCCCGGTGACTTGAACGTGTACGACGGCTTTGGCAGCACCACCCGCCGCAGCGAGGGCAACCTGCCGAACAACCTGGCCGCGTGGAACATATACAACGTGTCGTCCGCTTCCGCTAGCTGGATCGCCCGGTTCAACGGTGCGCAAGTGTACTCAGATACGACCAACACCGTGGCGATGGGCGGTGGCAACGGGCGCATCGGCGTGTCGTTCAGTAACTGGGGCCTGGTGGGGTACATCGCCGAGTTCGTGCTGTACAATACCGCGCTGTCCTCGGTGGACCGCGCCACGGTCAACGCCTGCCTGGCGGCAAAGTACGGCATTACGCTGGCCGTGCCGACCAACACGCCCACCGTAACGCCGACCATCACCCCCGCACCGCGTCCGTTCTTTGTGCCGCAGCCTACTGCAACGGCTACCGCAACGTCGCTCGCGACGTTCACCTTGACACGTACCGCAACGGCTACCAATACGCCGGTCAACACCAGCACCGCTACCGTTACCGCTACCGCAACGGCAACAGCGACTGCCACCGCAACGAGCGCCTTTACCACGACACCCACGCCGATGAGCAACCAGTGCCAGTTCGTCGTGGTGACGCCACTCTCCAGCGACGGCTTCCCGTACGCGCAAGGTGGCTCGTGGCCAGGGAGTGCAACAGGCTTTGTCACTGGCTCGGCCAACTACATTCAGGCGTCGTGGGACGGCACGAGCACGTACACGTCGGAGAACTACGTCGCCCGGTTCCCTACGGGTGCCGCGATTCCCGCCAACTCGTACATCGCCACGGCGTGGATGCACCTGTTCGTCGGCGCGCAGACGTCTGCCAACACCGATACGACGATCGGCGCGCGGTACTTTGATGCGGGCTCAACGCTTGACTTGACCGACTGGTCCGCCACGGCGGTTGGGCCGGTGGCGTTCGATATGCCAGGGCCGCTCTCGGGTTACGCCAGCGGCGATCAGAACGTTGCGCTTACCAATGTGGCCAACATCAAGACTGGTACCGGCGGATACACCGATCTGCGCCTGGTGGCGGTGCGGCCCGGCGGCGCTGCGCCCACGGGCAACAATTATCTTTACATCGCCACGTCGAGCGCTCTCTCAACTCAGCAGCCCTTCCTCACAATCGAATACTGCCCGCCGCCACGCTTTATGCCAGTGGTTGTCCCGCAGACACCGACGCCGCTTGCAACGGCGACGGTCACCAACACGCCCACGTTTACGGCCACGGCCACCGCTACGGCCACCAGCACGGCCACTGCCACCAGCACCGCCACGGCGACGCCCACGCCCACGTGGACTCCACTGCCGCCCAAGCCGTTCATCATCCCACAGCCCACGGCAACCGTCACCAACACGCCGCCCGCCACTGCCACGGCCACCGCCACGGCCACCAGCACGGCTACGGTTACGGCGACTGCGACGGTGACGTTGACTCCGACGATTACACTGACGCCTACACCGTCCCCAATGAGCAACCAGTGCACGTTCGCTGTGCTGACGCCGCTGGCGTCCGATGGCTTCCCGTACACGCAGGGGGCGTCGTGGCCGGGGAGCAGTCCAGGATTTGTTTCCGGCACCGCCAACTACATCCAGGCAAGTTACGACGGCACCAGCACGTACACCAGTGAGAACTACGTGGCGCGGTTCCCGACGGGTGATGCAGCCCCAGCGGGCGCGTACGTGGCGGCGGCGTGGATGCACCTGTTCGTGGGCGTTGATACGGCGGCAAACAGCGACGCGACGGTCGGCGCACGGTACTTCAGCGGCACTATGAGCAGCGCCGACTGGGTGCCGACGCCAACGGGGCCGGTGGCGTTCGACATACCGGGGCCGCTGTCTGGCGTGGCAACGGCGGACGAGAACTACACGCTCCAGAACCTCAGCAACATCAAGGTGGGTGCGGGTACGTTCACCGACCTGCGCCTGACCACATATCGGCCTGGCGGGGCGGCACCCACCGGGAACAACTACATCTACATCGCCACTTCGACTGTCTCCTTCCCCAGTCAACGCCCATCGCTGACCGTGGAGTATTGCCCGCTGCCGCGCTTCGCGCCGTTCTTCATTCCCGCGCCAACCGTCACGCCAACCATCTACACGCCCACGCCCACGGCCACGGCCACGGCGACCCGTACCGCTACCCCTACGCCGACCAGTTGCTTACCGCAGCAGGCAAGCATTGCCATGTGGTATCGCGGCGACGCCATTACCGGTCTGGCCGACGGAGCCTCGCTGCTGACGTGGCCAGACAGCAGCGGCAACGGGCGCGACGCTACCACCGTCAGCGGCCTGCCGAATCCGGTGTACCACACCGCCGTGGTAAACGGGCTGCCTGCCGTGCATCACGACGGCACGCAAGGGCTGGCGCTGCCCGACTTACCCTCGACACCCGCTGCGTTCGACGTATTCATTGTGGTGAAGACCGACGTGGACCCGCCAGCGTCCACGGCCACGTCGGGCTTGTGGTTGTACAGCACGTCCGGCGTGGCGACGCATTACCGCTGGCCAGGAGACAGCAACATCTACGACAGCTTTGGCAGCACCACCCGCCGTGCGGAGGGCAACCCGGCCACCAGCCTGGCCACGTGGAATCTGTACAACGTCACCTCGACCGCCAGCGGCTGGACGGCGCGGCTGTCGGGCAGTACGCTCTACAGCGACACGAGCAACGTCGTCGGCATGGGTGGTGGCAACGGGCGGCTGGGCGTCTCGTTCAATAACTGGGGCCTGGTGGGCTCCATAGCGGAAGTGGTGGTGTACAGCGCGGAGCTATCGCCATCGGATCGCTCGCTAGCGGCAGCGTGCTTGGGAACCAAGTACGCGCTGACGATTGCAACGCCCACGCCCACGTTTACGCCCACGCGCACCTTTACGCCCCTCAGCAAGCCGTTCGTTATCCCACAGCCAACCAACACGATCACAGCCACGCCAACGATCACTGCCACGCCAACGCTTACCGCGACTGTGACCGCTACGGCCACAGCGACGTTCACCGTAACGTGGACTCCGGTACCGCCTAAGCCGTTCTTCATTCCCGCACCTACCAACACGGCCACCGGCACGGCTACGGCTACGGCAACCAACACCGGCACCGCCACGGCTACGCCCACCAACACGCCGGTCGTCAAGCCCTTCTTCATTCCAGCGCCCACCGGCACCGCTACCAGCACGTTCACTGCAACGCCTACGGTCACGCCCACCGGTACGGTCACAGCTACTCCGACCAACACGCCCGTGCCGCCCAAGCCCTTTTTCATTCCAGCGTCCACCGACACTCCTACGAATACGGTCACGGTAACGCCTACCAACACGGCCACGCCCACTAACACACCGCAGCCGCCCAACCCATTCATCGTGCCGCAGCCCACGGCGTCTCCGACGCAGACGCCGACCAGTACGCCGACCGTAACACTCACCTCAACACCCACTAATACTCCGGTACCCCCTAAGCCGTTCTTCATCCCAGCCCCAACGGCGTCGGCCACCGGCACGGTTACGGCCACCGGTACGGCTACGGCCACGCCGACCAACACACCCAAGCCGCCCAATCCGTTCTTCGTGCCGCAGCCCACGTCTACTGCCACGGGCACTGCCACGGCTACGCCAACCAACACGCCGCAACCACCTAACCCGTTCATCGTTCCGCAGCCCACCCACACGCCAACCAACACGGCCACAGCTACACCCACCGGCACGCCTGTACCGCCTAAGCCGTTCGTCGTGCCGCAGACGGTTACTGGCACTGCGACATCAACCGCCACGCAGACGCCGCTGGTGCCGCCCACGCTTACTCCGGCGCAGGCTCCGTTCTTCGTGCCGCAGCCCACGCAGACGCCCACGCCGTTTGTGGCGTTGGTGCCCACGGGGCACGTGGCCGTGTTTGGTGGCGGCATCGGCGACGTGCAGGCATGCGTCAACACGCCAGCGCCCGGTACGCCTGCGCCACCGTACATCTGCGTCAATCCTGCTGCCACGCCGCGTGGCTTTGCCGCTGCACCGCTGGGCGTACCGGTTGAAGTGCCCAACCTGGGCGGCAAGGTGGTGCGCTGCGCGCCTGGTGATGCCAACCGCGCCTTCTGGTGTCAGACGACGCCCACGCCCGGTGCCGTGCGGGCACAGGTGGGCTTGGCGGGCACTCCTGTGGAGTACGATGCCACGGGCGACTACGGCATGTGCAGCGCCGCGTCGCAAAACTACGTCTGCTCGGTGACGCCATGATCTCCATTGTGCAACGCTTCGAGTTGATTCGACAGGCCGGCATGTTCGCCAAGGCCACCGCCTGCCCCGAGCACGACTTCACGGACGTGTCGCGGGACCGGGGCCGGCGCTTGCCGCAGGGCTGGTTGGAGTGTGCGCGGTGCGGGGTGCGCGTGTCGGTGCTGTGTGCGTTCTTCTACGAACAGGGGCTCCGCCATGCAGAGGCCGGTGCGGGCCGCTTGCGTTCCGCACGGTAACGGCGCTATGCGGCGCGCATGAGCAGCTACCGCAACGTCGATGCCATGATCGATCGGCTGCTACAGCTGCACGCCAGGCTGAGCGCACCGCAAGGCGTGGCTATCGATCGGCTGCGCATGATCACAGCGGCCAGCGCGTCGATCACCCCGCCGCACGCCAGCGTGCAGCACCGGCTGCTCGTGGAGAAGGTCGATATCATCTGCTGCATCCGCGACGCGCGGTTGAACCGGGTGCAGCTGTTTGTGCTGTCGGTGTTGTTTCGGCCCCGGCACCGGTACTGCCGGCGCTGCGCCCGCGCGTACCCCGCCGCTACCGAAGTAACGGCCCACTGCCCCCGGTGCCACGCCACGCGCGACCAGGGGTGGACCTACGAGGCGTTCCCCACCAACAACGTGCTGGCCGAGGAGCTGACGCGCTTTACCCGTACGCCCTGGTACGAGGAGCGCACGCGCCGATTCCGCAACCGGGTGTACGACGCCGTGGAGGAGTCAATGAAGCGTCGAGGGCTCTGGTACTATGGGCAAGCGGCGTCCGCCTAAAGCGCACTGGCAGCGCAGCCTGACCGACGGCCGCGCCCGCTGCCAGCACGACGTCTCGGAGGGCGTGCAGTGCCCCAAGCCGGCGCGTCCAGGCTACCTGCACTGTGCCAGGCACGGTGGCGGCAGCCCGTTGCAGGACCAGTCCAGCACGCACACCGTGGCGCAGCGCCGTGGCGCACGCGCCGCCACCATCCTGGACTACAGCGGCGTGGCTCGCCGTGAGTTGTACGCCCGGTACCCGGTGCTGCGGGCGTTCTTTGACCGGTACGCCAAGCTGCCGATGGAACGGGTGGCAGACTTTCGCGATGTCATTAACGAGATCCGGGCGCTGATGGACTGGCAGAGCCAGTTTCCCACGCTGACGCCCGAGGAGTACTTTGCCGGCCGATTGGCTACGCTGAGCCGAGGCATCGAGGCAATCGAACGTGCAGGCCGCGCGCAACAAGCCATGCAGGACGTGGACGGCGAGTTGCGGTTGCGCATGGCGCAGCTGCTCCAGCCAGTGCTCATAGGGCTGGAGCAGCTGATCATTGCCTTTGTGCCCGTGGACCAGCGCACTGCGGCCTTGACGATGCTGCGCGAAGTGGTGACGGTCAGCCTGGCGCACCCCGTGGTGCCGGTGCCGCTACCGCCACCGCCGGAGGACAGCCCACCGCCATGACCGACCCGGCCCCACAGCTGAGCAGCTTGGAACTGGTGAACGCGCTGCATGGCCGCGTGACGGCGCATGGCCGCGCGCTGGACCTGCCGCCCCTCAGCGTATGGGTGCGCAAGCACCGCATCACCATCGAGCGCCGCGTGGCCGAACTCGAGACGCGCCCGTGGCTGCGCCAGCTGTACGACGATGCGCATCCGAGCATCGTGCTGCGCAAGGCCACACAGGTGGGCGGCAGCGTGTGGGCCATCCTCAGCATGTTGCAGAAGTGCGTGGAGGTGAAGAACTGGCGCGGCACGGTGTACTTCTTCCCCACCAAGACCGACGTCACCGACTTCAGCCAGACGCGCGTGGGGCCGCTGCTGGAGGAGAACCCCTACTTGCAGACGGTGGTGGGCGACATCGACAAGACCGGCGTGCGCCAGGTGGGCGCGGGGTTCGTGTACTTCCGCGGCATGCGCAGCAAGACCGGCATGAAGAGCGTGCCGGCGGACGGCATTGTGTTTGACGAACTCGATGAGGCAACCGACGATGCTAAGGCGATGGCCGTGGAGCGGTTGGCCGCTTCTCCGTATAGATTCTGCTATGAGCTATCGAATCCGTCAATTCCGCAGTTCGGCATCGACTATGCCTACAGCGGCGCGCCGGACAGCGGCATCCCGGGCAGCGACCAGCGCATGTGGCACATCCGTTGCGGCACGTGCAACCGCTGGGTCAGCATGGAAAGCGAATTCCCCACCGTGCTCGGCGAGACGGATCTCAAGGTGCTGCGCCCGCGCAAGAAGAAGTACCTGACCACGTGGCGCAGGGCTTTGACGGCGGGCATCGACGTGGAGTCGATGGACTGGTACCGCTGCTGCCCCACGTGCGGCACCGAGCTGGACCCGCAGCACGGCGAGTGGGTGGCCAGCCGCCCGACGGTCAAGAGTCCGCACGGCTACAGCCTCAGCCAGCTGTACAGCCCCACCGTGGACCCCGGCAAGCTGGTGAAGCTGTACCACAGCACGCGGCAGCCGCATCACTTCTACAACCTGAACATCGGCATCGCCTGGATCCCCAGCGAGGACGTGCTGACCCCTGGCCACGTGCTGCGCTTCTGCGGCGACTACCCCAACGCCTACGAAGACCCCGGCCCCTGCACAATGGGCGTAGACCAGGGCAACGCGCTGCATGTGGTCATCAGCCGGCCCGGTCCCATGCCGTTCTGGCGGCAGATTGTGCACATTGGCGTGTACCAGGACTGGGAGCAGCTGGACCTGTTGATGCAGCGGTTCTCGGTGCGCATGGCGGTGGTGGACCGCCAGCCCGAGCAGCGCAACGCCCGCAGCTTTGCGCTGCGGCATCCCAAGTGCGTGTACCTGAACACCTACAACGTACACGCCGTGGGTCGCCCCAAGTGGAACGATATTGACCTCACCGTGTCCGAGAACCGCACCGAGATCATCGACGTCAGCCGCATGCCGTTCCGCGTGCCGCTGGGCGCAGCGCCCGACCCCAGCCCGCAGACGCCCGTGGTAACGCTGCCCGCGCGCTGCTGGGAGGTTGAGGAGTTTGCCCGCCACGTGGCCGCGCTGGTGAAGAAGCGCGTGGAGGAGGGCACGGTGCCTGGCAGCCTGCACGAGATGCAGCTGATCAAGCCGGTGCAGTTTGTGTACGTGGCCAGTGTGCCCGACCACTTTGCGCACGCCTGGGTGTACGACAACATTGCCTGGGCCTTTGACGCCAGCAGCGAAAGCCGTCCCATCCGCGACGCCACGTTGCTGGCCGTGGGCAACTTGCGCAGCAACATCAAGCAGCTGCACATGCCCACGCTGTTGCAGAACCTGAGCCGCCGGGACAAGCACATGGAAGGTTACGAGACGGCCGAGGAGGATGAGAAGGAGTTGAAATGAAGTGTTTGTGTGGATGCGGAAAGCAGACTTTCTCGTACGCCCGGTACGTTAGCGGCCACAGGTTGCCACCCGTCGGAAGATGAGTATAGCGCAGCGGCTTCGGTGGAAGAACATGCAGGACGGCGAGTAATGCCGCGTGACTACAGCCGCACCAACTTCCGCGAGTTGCGCGCCAAAGGGTACGCGGACGAAGTGCTGCGCCGCCGCCTGCGCCGCGAGCGCCTGAGCCGCGACAGCCCCGTGCTCCGTGGCTGGCACGAAGTGGCAGCGGTGCTGCACCTATCCACATCGGCCACCAAGGTGCTGGCTCGCAGCGCGGTGCTGCCGCTGTACACCAGCAAGCTGCATGGCCGACACGTGCTGGTGGCGTTCCGTGACGAACTGCTGGCCGCATACCGCGACTTGGTGCTAGAGAAGTTCGTTCCGGCCAGCAACGTGCCGTGGAGCAAGCGTGTGGGCACGGTGCGTACGGCCAAGAAGGTTCTCGAGCTATTGCGTCCGCTGTTGGGGCGGGTCACGCGGCCACCGACGGGGCCGGAATGGGCAGATGCGGCGCAAGACGTCTGTGAGTTGATGGAGCGCCTGGTGTATGAAAAGACGCAACTCCCTGCCGGCAGCCCCGGCGTCAACGTCGCCACGGGCAAGTGGAGGCCCGGTACTGCCCCCAACCCTCACGCGCGTGGCAAGGCCGCGCAGCGGCGGACAGTCGCTGGGGCCGGTACCGTTCCGGATTGACGCGCAGCTGCCCGACCGTCCCATACCGGCGCACTGGTGCACCAGCCAGGGGCGGTGGTGTCGTAAGTTCTGGGTGCTGGGGCCGTGGTGCCTGCGCGTTGACGGTGCGCCCAAGCTGCACGCGCAGCTGCCGTGCCCGCAGCTGCACAGCACCGTGGAGCCCGCACGGGCCGTTGTGGCGCGTCTACAGCACAGCACGGCCTGCCGGCACCTACCCGTGGTGGCCACGGGCTTAGACGGGCTGCAAACGCCCCTACAGGCCGCAGCGGCGCTCGCTGGCGCAGCCTGGAGCGCCCGCAGGTACGGTACCCCCACCATGCTGGACGCGGCTGGCTTGACGGGCCGCTGCCCCGTATGCGGGCGGGCGTGCGTGGTATGCGCCGACCCGGCTGGCCCGCCGGAGTGTCGCATAAACGGCTACTGCGTGGTGGCGGAATGGCACGTGGCGCACTGCGCGCCGTGGCTGGTTACGTGGAGTGTGGCCGACGCTGCGGACCCCGGCGGCCTGACCACACGCCGCTACTACCAGCGCCGCATGCGCCACCCGGACACGCCGGAGCCCCTGGCCGTGGTGCATAACCGCACACAGTCCCGTGCGGGTGGGCGTTAGTATAGGGTATGCAGGCCAGTGTACGCCTGGACGCCACGCCAAGCTGGACGCTGATAACCGAGGCGAGTGATCTCGAACGTGCTACTTCACTGATACGCGCGGCGCTCACTGTCCAACTAACCGGCTACCGTCCGGCCGTCTGGGGCCGCAAGGCAGAGCGGTGCTTTCTCTTGCGGCGTGGCGGACAAGCCAGCCGCTTTGCCACGGGATTTCTCCCACGGGTGGTGAGCACGCTGCGCGCCGCAGGGTGGCGCGTGGACGTGCGGTCTACGCCCCCCGTGCCGCGTCTGCCCGCCGTGCCGTCGATCGACCGGCTGAATGGCATCGACAACTTGCACGCGCACCAGGACGAGGCGGCGGCGCGTGCCCTGCCGGTGGTGCGTGCCCGCATACAGGTGGGGACGACTGGTGGCAAGACGGAAGTGGGCGCGGAGCTGGTGCGCCGCCTGAGCCTGCGCACGCTGTGGACGACCAACAGCGTGGACCTACAGATGCAGACGGTGGACCGGCTGCGGCTGCGCCTGGGTGCGGACGCGGTGGGCACGTTCCAGCGCGGCATCGACAGTCCGCCGACGGCCCTGGTGTGCGTGGCTACGGTGCAGGCGCTGCACGCCGCGCGGAAGACATTGCCCGTGTACTGGTGGCGGCAATGGCGCGTGGTTATTGCTGACGAATGCCAGCTGGCCAGCGCCAAGACGTGGTACCAGACCATCTTACGCTGCGGCGGCGCGTGGCACCGCTACGGCCTGAGCGGCACGGTGCTGACGGGCAAGCTGGAACGGGACTGGATGCTGGAAGGGGCCACCGGCGTGCTGTTGGACATCATTGGCGTTGCCGGCCTGGCGGAACGCGGGCTGGCTGCCCTGCCGGAACTGCGGATGGTCCGCGTGCCGCCCGCTGCGTACCCCAGCTACCACCAGGCGCGGGCGGCGGTGTGCCCCCGTGCGCACCTGATGTTGCAGCGGGCCGCGCACACGCTTGACGATGCCGAGGCGCAGCGGCTGCGCGCCGCTGCCCGGTACGAGATACGCGCTAACGCCACGCGGCTGTGGAGCTGGACGTACCAGCACGGCATCACGCACAACCAGCAGCGCAACGCTGCCGCGTTGAAACTGCTGTTGCAGCTGGTGAGCCACGACAACAAGGTGCTGGTGTTGTGCAGCAACCTGGCCCACGGCGCGGCGCTCGAACGGGCACTGCGGCAGCGCAACGTGCGGGTGGCCTGGCTGAGCGGCCAGGACTCCAAGACGCTGCGGGCCGGCACACTGCGAGCCTTCCGCACGGCCAACAGCGGCGCGGTGCTCATAGCGTCCAAGATCTTCAACGCGGGTATTGACGCGCCGGAAATTGACGCCGGCGTGCTGCTGGGCGGCGGGGGGCGTACCAGTCCCGTGGACACCATACAGAAGGTGGGCCGCATGGTGCGCTGGCGTGCGGATAAGACAACGGTGCCGGTGTACGACTTCCTTGATGGCACCGGGCCACCGCGCCCCGGTGTCAAGGACTACCTGGCCGCGCACACGGCGGCGCGCGTGGCTGCCTACCGGCGGGCTGGGTATCCGGTGGTGGCATGGCCGTAAACTCGTCCAAGTTTTGGGGGTGGCGTGGCCGCAAGCCACACGTCCAAGTGGCAACACGTCCAACTCGTCTAAGTGGCCTGCGGCCTGTAAAGCGTTGGCGCTGCGGGCACTTGCGGCCAACTCAGACGTTCCCTTCGCCATACGTAGTACCATGCATACTGTTCTAGGCATAAGGCAGTAGCCCAGTATGCCTAAGCACTTCAACAAAGCCCTACGGGTGGCGGGGGGAACGTCTGAGTTGCTGGCGCACGGCAAAGTCCCGCACCAAGTGGCGTTATGCATAGGTGTACGGGCAAAGGAGGCCCGCAAGATGAAAAGACAACTGTGGGGCTCAAAGCAAATGGTTCTGCGCAAGCAGATGTTGGATGTGCAAATGGATATCACGCGGCGTGCGTGGTCCCAGCTAGCGCGGGAAGTAGTACAGGCGGGACTGTACACCAGAGACGAGATACGCGCCCTGTTGGCTGGCGAACAGAAGCTGCGCGCTGAGGCGTTGTGCAAGGTGCATCTACACGGCCACATTCAACGCACGCCGGAGGCCACCGTGGCTGCCGCCACGTCGATGCTGAACGCGCTAGCCGCCAAGTCGCTGACCAACCGGGCGTTGGAAATCATGGGCGTGAAGACGACAGAGCCTGTGCGCGTGCGGTACGAGCGATTGGCCGTGGCGCGGCTGGGCGAGGGCGTGACACCCGCCGAACTCCTACAGGTGGTGGAGTGGGGCTGGCGGCAGAAGAACTTGAACGCCCGCCGCCTGACGGTCATCTGGGGCAAAGACTGCGTGTCGTGGGTGGCGCTGGCCAAGAACCCGAACCCAAGCATCAGTGCGGTCAGCGATCCCCAAGACCGTGCGATGGTGGCACAGGAAGTGTTGGAACAACTGGCCAGCCGTGGGCAGTTACGCCGTAGGTAAAGTCCGTTTGCGTTCCGCAGCGTGTTAGGTGTAGGTGTACTGGCACACGGGAGGTAGACATGCAAACGGGTAAGCCAAACGGTAACGAGGAAAAGAAAACTGGGCAACCAGAGTCCGAGTGGGGCTACGATGACGCAGGTAACTTCGTGCAGGACGGGCACCGAATGTACCCACCGCAACCGGATGTAGAGCGTGAGCAAGCGGAGCATCGGTGGTGGTACCACACGATCTTACCAGATGCCAATGCTCGCGAACTCCGCATCGCCGTGGTGCGGTATGCAGGCTTTGCGTCGCAGCATATGTTTGAGACCAGTACGCCACAGCGCGGATACGACTGGTTGAAGCAAGTTGCCCCACCCGGAGAAGCCGCTGCCTATCACGGCGTGGTGGCGCAGGCGCGTCATTGGGCGCAGACACCTACCGCCGCACCGGGTGTGGTGCTGCACGGCTTGCCAGGGCGCGGCAAGTCTGCGTTAGCGGCTACGCTGTTGGTGGACTTGGTAGCTGCGGCGTACCGCACCCAGCACCCCGACGTGATGGTGCCGGAGCCAATGGAGTTCAGCAACCGCCAGTGGCGGGCGTTGCTGGATGCGTACCACGATGAGGGACGCCCATATTACGAAGCGGACACCACGCCGTGCGTGTACTTTGAGTCGTGGCGGCATATGGTTGAAATTATGATGACGTGGGGCCGCGATGAGCAAGATGGATATCCTACTGCCAAGCAGGAACGGCAAGCGTTGTGGCAACGGGTAAACCATTCGCATGCTATGGTGCTTGACGATGTAGAATTGGTGGAGACGGCGTTCCGGGAGAATTGTCTGTTGCAGATATTGGAGCGCGTAGAGGCCCACCGCAAACGGTTGATCGTTACCACCAATCTTGATCCGTCGCAGTGGGTGAGCAAACTGGGGGAGCGTGCGGCCACGCGCTTGGCGGATCGGCAGTTGTTCGAGTTACTGCCAATGACGGATTGGCGGTCGCTAAGGAATAGCTACCCGAGGCAGTGATGGCGGTGTATGCGTTCAGCGAGGCGTTTCAGCGCAAGATACTTGCAGTGTGGATTCGCAGTGCCGGCGCGGCTTGGGCACATGGCGTGGTGCGTGCTGCGTACTTCGGGTCGGGTGCGCCCGGACCGCCTAGCACGCCGCGTCACGTGCTGGCAGAGTTGGTGGCCAACTACTACGCCACGTTCACCGGGGCTGCCCTGAGTGCCGAGACGATGGACCAGCTGGTGGCGGACGCGCTGCTGCGGCTGCGTCCGCAAGTGCGCGGTGCCGTGGAGGCGGAGTGGCGCATCGTGCGAGCCATTGATACCGAGGACGCCCCCTACGTGGCCCGACGCGTGACGGCCTGGGCGCAGGAGACGGCATTCGCGCACGCCATTGCCGCAGCGGCCAGCGCCCTGGCTGAAGCCGAGGCGCGTGGCGTACCACCGGACCTGGCCACGCTGGCCGAGCCTGTGATGGCCGCGACGCGCCTGGGCACCGCGCAGCAGGAGCGAGCACACTCGTGGCGCGGCGTGTCGGACATCTGGGAGACTGAGATGGACCCAGCGCGGCGCATCCCCACGCTGCTGCCGGCCTTTGACGCGGCGCTGGGCGGCGGCTGTGGCCGAGGCGAGCTGATGGTGCTGCTGGCACCGCCCAAGGCTGCCAAGACGTGCCTGCTGGTCAATCTGACTATCGCGGCCAGCCAGCGGCACTACGGCGTGGCGTTCTTCAGCTACGAGATGCGATGGCAGGCCATGCTGATGCGCCTGGACCAGCGCCTGGCCGGACAAAGCCGTGGCGAGATCTACAGCGACACCACTCACCTACGGCGGATGCACCAAGGGCGAGACGTGGCTGGGCTGGGACCGGTGTGGGTGGAAGAGTTTGTAAGCCGCAAGCACGGCTGCGAAGAGGCGCTGCACCGTGTGGAGGCGCTGCGGGCCGCGGGCATGCGCGTGGACGTGGTGGTGCTGGACTACCTGACGCTGATGACCAGCCGGGGCCACGAACGCGAGAAGCGTCACGAGCTAGCCGCCATTGCCCGCGAGATGAGCGCGCTGGCTAAGGAGCTGGACGCAGCGGTGTGGTCGGCCGCGTTGACGCAGCGCAAGAGCGTTGACCGCCCGCGTGTGGCCAAGCAGGATGTGGCTGAGTGCTATGAGATCATGGCGGTGGTGGACGGTGCGGTGGCCATCACCAGTAGTATCAAGATGCGCGAGCAAGGCGAACGCAACTTGTGGGTTACGAGTCTGCGCATGGAGGCCGACGAGCGCAGTGCCGGTATGTACAAGGTGAATCTGGCTAAGCAGCTTTGGACGCCCAACACTGACCCGTCGATGGAAGCGCGCGGCGGGCCGCTGCCAAAGGAGCCGGAACAATGACTGTGCTGACGACAAGACGGAACCCCTGTGTGTGCGACGACTGCCAGACGCTGTTCGCTACGCTGGTGCCGCCGTGTGTGGTGCCGGGATGCGACCGGCGCGTGTGCGCCAGGTGCACGGCTACCACGGACAGCGACGGGCGTTGCGGCGACTGCATGCGCCAGGAGCAGCGGGACGCCGGAGGGCGGGCCACGTGACGATGCGGAACGTTGACTGGCCCGCGTGGCTGGCCACCGTGGTGACGTTGGAAAATACCGACGGCACCCGTGGCGCGGACCAAGGCATCGTGGTGTACAACTGCCCGCTGTGCGGCGACACCCGAGCGCGTGGCTGGGCCAACGTGCTGCGGCGCAGCGCCGGTTGTTTCAACGCCGGCTGTGAGGCGGAACCGTACCTGTCCGGTGGACTGTACACGCTGGTGCAGCGGATGGAGCAACTGCCCGACCGTGAAACCGCCGTGCGCTGGGTGCGCGACCGGTACCTGCTGCCGCCCGGTGTAGAGCCCAGCGCCGCAGGGGGGTCGTTTACACGCCCCGTGCCCCCAGCCTACTTGGACTGGGCTCGGTGGCCACCCCGGTATGCACTGCTGCTGGACGCGCACCTACGCAGCCTGGCAGCGCGTCCATACGTCAATTTTGCCTGGCGGCAGTGGGGCCTAACGGCGCTGGACCTGGTGGGGGCGGGTGCGGCGTTCGGTGCGCGGGGCCGGTACGCGCACCGGCTGCTGTGGCCCATACCGGGGGCGGACGGTGCGCCCATTGGCTTTCAGGCCCGCACCATACGCGCTGACGGACAGCCCAAGTACCGCACGCATCACGCGGGCGCGTTCGACGACCCGGACGCGGAGGCTGGCCGACCCGTCGGCGCTATGGTGTATGGCATGGACCGGCTGGCCCGCCTGCCCTACGGCGCGACGCTGGTGATCGTGGAGGGCATAGCCGACGTGCTGCGCCTGCGCACCGACCCGTCGTTCGACGCGGGCGAGCCGGTGGCGCTGATGGGTACGGAGTTGACTCGAGAACGCGCCGCGCTGCTGGCGGCGGTACGCCCCGCCCGCGTGGTGGTGGCGCTCGACGCCGACGCCACGGTGCGCGCCGCCGCTCTTGCCTTGGAGCTGGGCGCGTGGGGTCTGGGCGACGTTGTGCTCGGCCGATGGGAAGGTGGCAAAGATGCAGGCAGCGGCGCACGGTTGGTCGTGGGGCCGGTGCGAGGCGCGCGTGGCTTGTTGGAAGACGTGGTATGGACCAAACTGCACGGAAGACTATGAAGAGAGGCAGCATCCGGCCTGCGCCCTCTAGCCAGTGGGCCAGGCAATGTCCGCTGGGCGTCAGCAGCGGTTAAACCGGAGGGGAAGGAGAAGGTGATGGGAGCGACCGCACGCAAAATTGTAAAGCCGGCAGTCCGTGCCCGGTTGAAGCAGTGGTTCACGGTGCATGTGCCCACGTACCGGGCGTTCCGCCTGACCGCCATCGAGCGCGGCGACACCCTGGCCACGGCGATCCGCCTGGCGATGGAACTGTACGTCGAGCACAACGCCCGGTGGCTACGGTTCCTGGCGTCGGAGGTACCGCATCACCACATCGCGCGGCGCAGGGGCCGCGTAGACGCCAGCGAACTTGATGCATCAACCCGCGACAGCACCGATAAGTAAAAGACTTGGTGGTCGTCGGCGACCCGGTGACATTTTAGACTTAGCGGTCAACAGCTACGCGGTAAGTAGCGCGTAGACCCCGCTAGGCCCTGCGGCACAAGGGCTTTGCGGCACAAGGGCTGGCCGGTGGTGGTCTAAGTCCCCGGAATAACAGGGGTTTTTTACCCCCTTGCCTTTGGCCAGGCAATGGCTAGAATACTGGGTGCCACCGGCAAAGTGCCGGTGGGGCAGGGCTGGCCCGGTGGGCTGGCAGAAAGGCAGGTAGTTGGGAAAGCGATCAACGGTTGCATACGGTTGGGCCTGTGAGCCCCGTGTCCCTCAGGAGTAGGGTACGCCAGCGGCGTACCGGCCCCTGGCGCAAAAGCCACGCGAGTAGCGCCAGGCCGACGGTAGACCGCCCGGCCCAAAACGCAGGTAGGGCACAGGGAGGCAGGGCAAGGCTAATGGCTGAACCCAACCGGCGGGCGACCCGCACGGTGCGCGCACAGGCGCACCGGGGCGGTGCATCGGACCCGGCCACCCCATAGGCTGTAGTTCAGGGGGGAATGGCGACAAGGCGAAAACGGACACCCGTGTGTGCTGCATTTGGTATCGGCGCAGGGCGAGCCCCAGGTGACAGCGGGGCGCTGCGCGGCGTAGACCCAAGGCGGGCCGGGTGGTGGAACCTAGTAATGCCCAAAGATGAGTGAGAAGTCGAAATTCCGGCCATGACTCAGAGTCAGCCCAAGCCCGCGTGTAACTGGCGCGGCATACGGGCTGCGCGGTGCGGCCTGGCCCGGTGTGCAACGTTGCACACCGGGCTGTGACCACACCAACCCCTGGTCCTTACAAAGACGCGGCGCGAGCCGCACAGGGCGTTCAAGACTGACGCAGGACGGTGGCGAAACCTTTGTTGAGTAGCCGCCCCTGCTAGTGGCACGCTGCGGGCTGACCCCCCAGCAGCGGTAGACCCAGCACCAGACACCGAGCGACCCAGCGGGGGTTGCCCGCACCCCTGAGTCATTACGTGCGAGGCCGGAATCTTCGGGGGCTGACCGCCCCGGACTGATGAGACAGGTCGAAAGGTGGTGACACTACATGCTCACGATCGTGGGTGCGTACCTTGGCGAAATGCTGTTCGTGTACGCGCTGTACAAACTGGCCAGCCGGCCCGTGCCTGCAAAGGCGGGCCGCTGACCGCGTTGACCCTGAATGCCGATAACGGCGGGCGCGGGAGACCCCGCCGTTGCCGTGGTGGTGGCCCCCCACGGCCTGATGAGGCAAGCCCGACCAGGCAATGCCGCCTGGCGCACCCGAAGCGTCTGGAGATTCAGATGACCCGCACTACTGTTCGCGGCAGTCGCCGCCTTGTCCGTACCCGTACCGAGTTGGCCCACACCAGCGGCACTATGCGCGCCAAGGTGTTGGGTTTCGTTCCGCGTGGCCGTCGTGGCGCAACTTACGCGTCGGTTATCGCCAGCGCCCGTAAGGCTCGCATTCCCCGGCCTTACTGCAAGGTCAGCAAGCTGATCGCTGGCGGCATGCTGCGGTACGCTGCGTGACCAGCCGAAACGGCGCACCCGCGTGCGCCGTCGCCAGGGCGGTGGCACCGCCTGGCCTGATGAGGCAAGCCCACGGTGGGGACTGGCCCGCCGCGCACCCGAAGCGATTCTCCAAAGGGGGATCAAATGTCAAAGGTTGTTCGCAAGGCCGACAAGCGCCTGGTCCGTACAGGCACCAAGCTGGCCCACACGGGCACGCTGCGTTCGACGGTCCTGGGGTTCGTTCCGGCGGGCCGTGGCGCGATGCACAGCGCCGTGGTCGCCAAGACCCACAAGGCCGGCATCAAGTACCCGGCACAGAAAATCCACAAGCTGATTCTCAGCGGTGTGCTGCGGTACGCGAAGTCCGCGTGAACCGAAACGGCGGGCCGCAAACCGTAGACCCGCCGTCGTCAGGGTGGTGGCACCCCCTGGCCCGATGACGGTAAGCCCCGACGCGCATGGTGCGCGCCGGCATACACAGGCACTGCGGTGGGACAGCCGCCGTGCTGTAGGAGGT